TTTGGATTGAGGGCTTCGAGGAACCAGGCTCTCTCGCGAAGAAAGTCTCTGGGTATGCCCTTCCACCATCTGGACCTGAAGCAGTAAAAGCGTCCTTCATAGGACAATGCGCTCGCCAGAAACCAGGCAATTGGGACAAGCTCAGAGAGGATATCAATTTCACGACCAACGTCAACCGATTTTGCAAGGAATACCCTCCATGTGACCCGGCCACGCGTTCGTCCATTCAAGACTCCATTGACCATTATTTGGACAACATGGACCCAGCAAAATCTGCTGGTTGGTCCGCGCGCGTCAGAGCAGGCACGAAAGGTGTGTGGTCTAGGACTGCGCACGACAGGAGTGTTTTGGCGTATTGCGTGATGGTGCGTTTAGCGCTTCGCATCGCTGAAGGTGAGAACATTCATTGGTTGAAGGCGGAGGATATGATCCGCCTTGGCCTTAAGGATCCCACAGAGATCTTCACCAAAACCGAAGCTCACGATGAGAAGAAAGTTAAAGACGAGAGGTGGAGATTGATCTGGGTTATCAGCATGATCGACTCGGTCTGTCAGGACGTGATGCACCGGCATCAAAACAAAGCTGATATTCACGCCTACGCTTCCGGGCAGTTGAACAGCCAAGCAGTGGGCTTGGGTCATCATGACCAGGGAATCAAGAGGATCGGAGAGATGCTGAACGATCTTTCCATCAAGTATCCTCACGCACCATGCAACACGAATTTTGTGGGTTATGATGAGTTCCACACCAGCGATGCCAGCGGCTGGGATCTGTCGGTGTCGAGAGACGCTATTTACTTTGACGCCGAGCGACGCATCTCTCGTTCGACGAGAGCGTGCCCAGTTTACAACGATTTACTGTGGGCGGAAGCGGCATGTAATTCTGCCCACGTCATTGTGATTGGCACGGCCTTGTGGACTTTTGAATGGTTCGGAATTACGGCGAGTGGCATTCCTTCCACTTCGGCGCAGAATTCCGCCATTCGTTCATTCACAGCGAAGGCTTGCGGCGCCAAGAAACAGACCGCCGCTGGAGACGATCTCGTGCACACAGGTTTGATGAATTTGGAGCTGTTGGCTTCAACAGGTTGCATCACGAAGGAAGGGTCGCAGAAGGCGGCTCATCCAGAGGGACCTGTGGAGTTCACTTCCCATCTCTTCACGAAGGTTGACGGCGTCTGGAGGGCGACGTTTAACAACGTGGTGAAGATGCTTGCCCACCTTGATTTGCGCAGGGTGGATGGCGAGGCTCCATCGTCGGACATGGTGAACGGCATGCGGTTCGCTCTGCGTCACACGCCGGACGCTGACCGTGTGTTTTGCAAGGCTTGCGACAACATGGGCTGGTGCATTGGCCAGCCCGTGGAGCTGAGCTGGGAGTGAGCGAGCGCCAGTGCGTGCAGTTAAGTCCCCTGCACCGCCCAACCAGGGGCACCAAATACTGAGAAGCAGTAGTTTGGAGGGTTCAAGGAGCTTCATAACACTATACAAACAAGTGAGCTCCGATTTTCGCTTTGGTTCGCCATTGCTAACAATTTTCACCTCGTTGCATGAGACCGGGGCGTAGGCAGCCTCGTCGTCGTCGTCGCGCAGCTCCACCTCGTAGGAGGAGGCAGCGCGCGCCTGCTAGCCAGCAACGTCCAACGAACCGTTCTCACGCCACCAATGTGCTCGCCACCGGCGTGGGTGCCGCCCCCAAGAGAGCATTTGGATGCACCACTGGTCACACGTTGGCGTGTTGGGATGCCAAGCATCCGCATCATTTGCCTCTTCCGCGGGCTGTTGGACCTTATACGGTTATCAGAGCCACGCGGAGGGCTCAGATATCGACTGTGGCGAATGTCATCGGCACTTTCCAGCGAGTTGCTTCCAGTTCCCCGACCCAGGGGTGCTGGACAGAGATGATTATGGTTTCGGACGTCAACGCCGCGAATCCAATCAATGGTCCTGGCAACTCTTCATCGACCACTATAGAACTTGGTGGTTTGGGAGAGTCAGCCACGCTGGTGCCATCCGCACTATCGGTACAGATCATGTGCCCCACAGCGCTCCAGACTGCATCTGGAATCATCTACGCAGGCGTGATGAACACCCAGGTGCAAATTGGTGGGAGGGCAGAATCGTGGGATTCTTACATGAACAAGTTCGTTCAATTTCAGAGTCCACGCCTTCTAGCCGCCTCTAAGCTAGCGCTTCGTGGGACGCAGATCAACTCCTACCCGTTGAACATGGCCGAGGTTAGCAAGTTCTCTAGCCTCGACAGGACTAACGATGCTGTTTTCCAGTGGGATACTGATTTGCTCGAGTCCACGGGTTGGGCTCCTATTATCATCTACAATCCGCAGGGAGCGACTCTCGAGTTGCTTATCACTGTCGAGTACCGCG